TAACCAGCTTAATTAGCTTTTTAATATCATCTTCGTTAAACTGCTTAGCTATCTTTTGCTGCTTCTCTGGTTCTTCTGTTTCGGGCTGTCCAGTTTCCTGGCTCGCTGGTGGTGCTGGCTCCTGGCTAACTAATTCTTCTGCCGGTTCAGCAGACCCACCTAAGCTGGGAGATGGGTATAAATTAAACGGGAGCATGTATACCTGGCCCTTATCATCTGGTAAAGGTTCTAATCCCTGAAGCTCTCGCCACTCATCTATAGTTAAGCTCCAGGGCGCTGACTGTGCTGCCCTTAAAATAAATTCTCTGTCTTCAGTTACCGGTGATTCGTAGTCTATTACTAGCCTGTCATCAAATTGTGGCACTAGCTTTTCCTGTAAAATGTTACGCAAGAACTCAAGCCTAGGTACCAGCACCCATTTAGCAAACAGATAATCTGCAGCTTCAATCGTTGCCCTGTTAGAATTTTCTATTACTCCTACTATTTCGGGCGGTACACCAAACACCTGCAGTATGGTGTCCCGTTCGTATTTTCTCAGGTCTACTAGCTGCATGCTTTCAAACGTCTGCGATAATGCCTGTACGTCTACCTTCTTAGATAAGAAATAAGGCTTATAAGCCCTCCAGAATCCCTGGTTCTTACGCACCCAGTCTTCTTCTAACCGGGCTGTGTCTGCTGGGCTTAATCCATCAGCACTAATTATTACGTCTGGCCTGGCCCTATTAAAGAACCAGCTTTTTACGTGCTTGGCTGCGTATTCGTCAGTTTCTAATTCGTCTGCTAAAGCTCTACCAGTGCCACTGCCCCTAGCGTACGGGTTTACCGGGTTCGGGTCATTAAACCAAATAATTTCGCTTGCTGGTATCTCCCCCTGCCAGCCTATAAAAGAAACCTTATAGCTTGGATGTTCAGGAGTAGGAGTGCCTATTACCCAGTCTGGCGGCAGTATCCAGTACGCCACCGGTACGCCCAGCCCGTTACGCTCTAATAACCAGAAGGCTTCACCTACTAAATCAAGGTAAATCTGTGTTAACTGCCTAGCAGTAAATCCAGTCAGGTACTCACTGGCCTTATCTAGTAGGTCTAGTAACGGGTGCTGGTCTATCTCTTCTAGTACTTCTTCCTTCTTTAGTCCTTCGTACATTTTTCTTCTAGTGGTGTAATCAGCTCTCTGAAGCTTTGCTGACTTTATGGCTTTACCACTCTGCCTAACCACATATAGCTGCCAGGTCGTGCTGGCCACGCTACGGGACACTTTATTTGTAACTGCCCGAAGCCAGGGCATTGTATTGTACGCATCTAATAACTCTTTTGTACCTCTCTCCGGCGGTAGCCCGTACGCTCCAGTAAATAATCCGGTAAATAAATTATCTGCGCCAGCTCTACCCGTAAATAAATTAGCTGTAGCTTTGCCCCATAATCTAAGCCTCTCAGTGAATGTCACCTGTCCACCCCCTTTCACCATAATTGTACTCGCTCTCCCCTGAGCCTAATTAAGGCCTGTGTCATGGCATCTACCTGGTCATCATGTAACCCATTTGGGAATGCTGCACATTCTTCTATAAAATCATTTACCCAAGGTGCATTTTCTGGCAAGTACACATTGCCTGCTTCAATCTCAGCACTGACTGCTGCTACCCGTGCTACTTTACTGCCTTGTGGAGTGTAAGGTATTAATCCCGGTATTTCATCTTTCAGATACTGGACAACTGCTGGACCATTTGCCTTATCTTCCACTATCTTAGCATACGCTTGCGGGTATTTTGCTGACAGCATTTTTACTGCCGCTATAGTGCTAGGGAAGTCTAATTTATCTCTCACCTGGTCTACTAAATACTTATTGGCTCCCTTACGTGCCCACACTTGGCCTACTACATAGTCGCTCTGATCTGTACCCGTAAATGCCATGTCCCAGCTTTGTATGTACTCATCAATGTCACCAGGCAACTCTTTGTAGAACTTCCACCAGCTACGTTTAATCATGGATCCTTCCTCTGGCGCTGGCCGCTGCTGGTACAGCGCAGCCCACCAGTATGATCCAAGCGTTTTTTCTATTTCTTTAAGCTTATCTACGTCATACCGTGCAGGCCATAGCGCTTCTCCTTTGTGCCTTACTAGCTTGCCTTCGTAATACTCGTCTTGTTCAGCCACTGCCGGTAACGATATTAGCTCCCACTGCTCTCCACCGCTCTCCATCTCTTTCAGTATCCTACCAGCCAGGTCATCTTCATGCCACCTGGTTTGAATAAGTATAGCCCTGCCTCCTGGTTCTAACCTGGTGTATGCCGTAGACTTGTACCAGTCCCAGGCCTTATCCCTAAGGGTTTTACTGTTTGCCTCCTCTGCATTTTTTACTGGGTCGTCTATTATCAGTAAGTCTGCACCTTTACCTGTAATACTGCCACCTACGCCGGCTGTGTTCATACCACCACCATACTTATCTATCTCCCACCGGTTACTAGCTGAGTTATCTTCTCTAATGCTTACCCCGTACACGTCCCGGCCATAGCGTTCTAAGGTATCTCTAACCTTTCTACCCCACGAAGCTGCAAAATCGGCTTCATAACTAGAAAGGATTACTCTCTTATCTGGGTTGTTGCCTAAAAACCAAGCTGCGAAGTAATGCGACACTACTGAACTCTTAGCATGCCTTGGGGGCATGAATACCATTAACCGGGTTATTTTTCCTTCAGCTACGTCCATCAATTTATCGTTTAATAGCCTCAAATGCCAGTTATGCACATACCTACTCCCCATCTCCAGCTTCATCAGACCCAGCGGCATCGTTCTGGCTAAGAAGTATTCGTTCAAACAGCTGGCTAAAAAGCTTTCTGCTTTCTTCGTCAGTGATGATTTTTTTGGCGGCCGTTTCGTCATACCTTACCGTCACCTCACTTTTACTATCTTGGGTAACGTAGTGCATCTCCCTCCACTCGCCACCGCCACGGTTAACCAGGTAGAATTTCTGAGCAAGTACGTTACCGTTAATGGCTGATTGAAATAAAGCATCTTCTACTAAATGCAGACGCATCTTCTTAGCTTCATCTACAGCTTGTGCAAACTCTGGATCAGCTAAGCGTGCCTTACGATAGGTTGAACTATCAATGCCCATCTCCTTACATATATTAGTTATTGTCTCCCCATTCGCTATACGGTTAATAAAAGCTTCTTTTTTACTATTGGTGAATTTCTTTTGCCTACCCATTTACTCTATCACCCCCTTTTATTCACTGCTTTTATGGCCTGTGAATTAAGCATCACAATAACCTGCCTCCCATTATCTGTCTAACCTCATCTTCAGTTCTACCAGCACGCCGTAACCTCTCCTGAGTTAACAGCTTTAATGCTCTGTTTAGCTTAGCATCTCTGTGTACCTGCTCGTGGCACTCATGACACAGCATTAAACACGTCTCCACACTCTCATATTGTCTACGCCTGCCAAACCCAGACACCACATGATGCAATTCCAAATCGCTGGACAACTTGCCACACAATTCACACCTTCCATTTGCCCTGTTTCTTACTGCGGCATAAACTTCAGAATTCACCCTAAAGCACCCCTGATATTTTCATACCCACTTTTGCCGTAGTTTGCATTTTGACGCAATTCTTAATAATTCCTTCACACTCATAGTATAACACGCTATACATTAAAAACAGGGCTGGTTTATCCACACAGCCCCCACCCACAGCTCGGACACACTACACAGCCGCTTTCGTGTATAACCCGAGTTCCACATTCAGGACAGTAAACATAATCATGTGCACTTTGCTTTTTCATTATTTGCTGTTTTACTTCTTCATTATTTAAGGCCGCTGCACCAGCAGCGCACCAAGAGTCAGCACCACCAGTGAGCCTAAACTTGTCACCGCTCGTAGACATAAATACCAAGCCCTTTCTCTTTTATATCGTGCCACTTAACTACATAAAAAGAAGCCTGGCCTTTCTGGTCTGCACCAGTATGTGACACGTAGCAGTACCCGTGGTCTATCATCCAGATGATGTCCTTAGTCCTAGCTATAGCAAAACCCTGAATGACATCGCCTTCAACGTACCCCTGAAATGTTAGCTTAGGGTATAGCAGGCCATATTGTATGGCATACTTTCTTTTTTGATACTCTGTTTTAGCCCCGCTTTCCACTTCCTTTCTTATAGTAAATGTCCCGTAGCACTTACCAAACTGTATCCTGCTCGCTATACCGTATATGCCGTGTTCGTCATAGTGCCATAAATCTATACCAGCTAGCATGTCCAGCCTGCTAGCCATATCATAGGTCGTTACGCCTTCTACTATTTCTATCCTACCGCCTAGTATTGACTCTAGTTTATCCTTAAATAATTTCTCAAACACTGCAGAACTGCGCTTCAGGCTGGTCTCAAAGTCAATCACGCACGCACCCCCTCTGCTCAGCTATTTTTATTACTTCTTCGTCTATGTCGCATCCCCTAGCAACCCTGCCCAGCTTACTAGCAGCTATTAAAAACGTACCAGACCCTGCGAAACAGTCTAGTACTAAATCCCCGGGCTTCGTGCTATGCCTGATTAATCTTTCGGCCAGCTCGTCAGGTTTCTGCCATTTATACATCCTGTCACCACCAAGCATGCCCTGCTGACTAACGTCATGTACAGCCCACTGCTCATTTGTAATCGGGCAATTTAAGTCCGGTGCTTCGGGCATTCTAAAGAAAAGGATAGCCTGGTAGTTTAGCCTGTACCTGTCTTTAGGCATTACACCAAGCACATTACGGTATGTCCAAATTAGTATCTGTGTGGGATTACTTACGTTCAGGTAGGCCCGTAGTTCTTCTGGGTATGCCCCTATAAATA